AATTCAAAGCCGTCTTGAAATGGTCCCAGTCAAAACTGTGGGATGCCTGGGAGGCCCTCTTTTCCGACATCACGATCGGCAAGGAAGAGGCCGAGGACCAGGCCGATGAGTTCTTTATACAGCACCGGACCGAGATGCTCGCCGGCACCGAGGTGCTCTGGAAGGAGCGCGAGGACTATTACTACCTCATGAAGATGCGCGTCTCCGAGGGCCGGGCCTACTTCGACAGCGAGAAACAGAACGATCCCATCAGCCCCGAGGATTGTCTCTTCAAGGAAGAAGACTTTGTTTTCTATGACGATGATGATGTCGACCTGACGGGGATTCCCCTTGATGGCGTCGTTGATCCGTCCCTGGGCAAAAAATCAAAGCGGCACGATCCATCTGCGATCATCGGCGGCAAGTATAGAAACGGCAGGATCTACCTCACTATCGCAGACATCGAGAAGCGGGTGCCCGACCGGATCATTGATGATGTCCTCGCTTACCACCAGCGGGAGCGCTTCAGGGCCTTCGGTGTGGAGTCGATCCAGTTCCAGGAGTTCTTTGCCACTTCACTGGCAAATGAAGCCCATAAACGCAATCTCACCCTCAATGTGGTGGAGCTTAAGCCTCATACCGACAAGATGCTGCGTATTCAGACCCTGCAGCCCTGGATCAAGAACGGCTGGATAGTCTTCCGGAGGAACATGCGGGCCCTCATCGATCAGCTCGTCCATTATCCCATGGGTGACCATGACGACGGACCGGATGCCCTGGAGCAGCTCAAGAGCATGATCGAGGGAGGAGTTGCCGGATCCATCGAGTACACAACAGTAACTACCCGGGGTGTCTTCAAAGGGGATGACGATGACGATGAGGAGCGGGTGAGGTTTTCATCGAGAGGAGCCTGGTAATGAGACAACGCAAAAAATGCCCCACATTTAACGCCGCACCCTCCATGAGGGCAAATACCCGCGTAAACCCGTTGACAGGTGTTATAACTATGTCAACGGCGAACTGGGAGGCCATTCAACAATGCTCGTAGACCAGTTCGGCCGGGAAATCCAGTCCAACAAGCCCATACTCGAAGAAATAGCCGTCCAAACAGTCCGGGACCGCTACAGCTCCTACCCCTCTCAGGGGCTCACCCCGGAGCGCCTTGCCAGGATCTTCAAAGAGGCGGACCAGGGAGACGTGACGCGCCAGGCGGAGCTTTTCGAGGAAATGGAAGAGAAGGACCTGCACCTTACGGGGATCCTGCAGTCCCGCAAGCTCGCAGTGACGGGTCTCGAGTGGGACGTCCTGCCGGCCTCCGACAGCGCGGAGGATAAGAAAATAGCCGCCGCGGCCCGCGAGATGATCGAGTATATCGAGAACCTCGATGACATGCTGATCGACATCCTCGACGCCGTCGGGAAAGGTTTCTCCGTATCGGAGATCATGTGGGAGATCTCCGAGGGACAGGTCTGGGTAAAAACCCTCGAATGGGTGCATCAGAGGCGCTTCACGTTCAATTCCCCGGCCGCCCTCCTGAAATTCCCCAGGCTTCTCACAGACGATGCGCCGATCTGGGGTGAAGAACTGCCCCCAAACAAGTTCCTGGTGCATGCGTATAAGGCCCGATCGGGGGCGACATCGCGGGGAGGGCTTCTGCGACCCTGCGCCTGGATGTACCTGTTCAAGAATTACGACATCAAGGACTGGTTGATCTTCAACGAACTCTTCTCCGTACCTATGCGGATCGGCAAGTACAAGCCCGGCGCTTCGGCGAACGATATTGAGGCCCTCAAGCGCGCAGTCTTCAACCTCGGCGTCGATGCCGCGGCGGTGATTTCGGAATCGACGGTGATCGAGATCCTCGAATCGAAGGTAACGGGAACCAACAGCTCGCACGCGAAGTTCGCCGAGTTTTGCGACAAGGCAATGAGCAAGGCTGTCCTCGGTCACACGGGCAATGCCGAGGGAACCCCCGGGAAGCTCGGCGCGGAGAAGCAGGCCACCGACCTGAGGCAGGATCTTGTGGAATCGGATGCCAGGGCGCTCATGAAGACGATGAAGTTTCACCTCCTCGCCCCCTGGGTGGCGTTCAACTTCGGCCCCGACAAGGGAGTCCCGATATTCAAACTTCACTGCGAAGAGGAAGAAGACCTCGAGAGCACCGCAAAGGTCTACGGCATTCTGGTAAAGGATGCGGGCTTCGAGGGTATCCCCGAGAGCCACATCCATGACCGTTTCGGCATACCAAAGCCCCAGGCGGGAGAGAAGACACTCCGGTTCCGCGAGGCAAACGAACCGGACGTCGGCGGCGCTGTCGAAAAAACGGCGCACAAAGCAACCGTCCCCTCGGGTACCCATCCCCTCATCGCTGCCCAGGAATACATCGACAGCCTGGCCGATGATGCGACGGCCTCTGGGGCCATCGACCTGACCACCCTCGAAGAGATTGTCGCCGCAGCTTCATCATACGAAGATCTCCAGGAGAAGCTTGCCGACATCTACCAGGGAATCGACACAACCAGGTTCCGTGAAGTTGTCGAATCGGCGATGATCCTTGCCGATCTGAAAGGGAGGTCCCTCGAATGATCCAGTTCCGAAAGCTGCCTTTCGCCGAGGCGATCAGGTTTTTCCAGGATAAAACGGTCCTCACACCGGCGAGGTACCGGCAGCTCACCGCGGAAGCGCGCGCCAAGGCCTTTACCGTCTCCGGTGTGGCCCGGATGGATGTGCTTACCGATCTCTATGCAGGGATCGACAAGGCGATCAAATCGGGCACGACATTCAACGAATTCAAAAAGTCGGTGAAAAAGACGATGGCAACCCGCGGCTGGACGGGCATGAATGCCTACCGGCTCGACACAGTGTTCCGGACCAACATCCAGGCTGCCTACCAGGCAGGGCATTACGAAAGACAGACGGCCGTGGCGGGGAATCTTCCCTTCTGGCAGTATGTCGCCGTCATGGACGGCAGGACCCGTCCGGCCCATGGCGCCATGAACGGCAGGGTCCTGCGCAGTGACGATCCCTTCTGGCAGACGAGCTATCCGCCGAATGGATTCAACTGCCGCTGTACCGTCCGGGCACTTTCGAAGGGAGACCTCTCCCGGGAGAGCCTAAATGTCGAGAAGGACCTCAAGGGCATGGCGGACCCTGGATTTGACAGCAATCCCGGAGCATCCCTCGGGAAGACCCTTACTGACCGGGAATTCCTGACCCTGCAATCGGATCCTGACCGCTGGGCCCCGCTGATCGGTAAGACCTACGCCGATCACGGTCGCAGTCCGATCCTCCAGGTGAAGGATTATGTACGGTCGACGACTACCCCATGGCCGAAGGGCGAGAGGGCGGTGGAACTGTACAAAGAGAAGCTCATGGGCAGGACACTGCGTGACGCGATCGACGATCCGCTCATCATGAATGAAAACTTCATAAAGCACCTGAGACTCGATGGGCGGGAGAGGTTCCTACCTTTCATCGAGGAGTCCGTTTTGAGACCCTATGAGATATGGCTCCAGGCCGAGAAAGAGAACTTGACCGGCCGGGTGGTCCTGAGGAAACGGTACATATCGTTGATTGAAACCACGAAGAACAGACGTCTGCTTTTCGTGGCGGAGGGCACCCGCGGGCAGTGGACATCATACTCGTTTCTTCAGGTCGGCCAGGCAAGTTATCTCGATAACATCCGAGGGGGGGTACTGCTCTATGGAGGGTAGTTGGGTGGTCACTTCCCCGTGCAAAAGCCCACCGGTCTTTGCCGTATCGGGGCACGGCCCACAGCATCGACATGGAGAGTTTAACACGGTGCGAGGAGATGTCAAGTGCAGATAGACGTCGAGATCAAGGACAGGGAAATCAAGCGGCTCTTCACGAGGCTCAAGAAGAACGCGACGGACCTCAGGCCAGCCTTCCGCGAGATCGGTGAGATCGTGCGTTCCTCGGTGATCAGGAATTTCCAGGAGGGAGGTCGTCCCGACAAATGGGAGCCGACAAAGATCGACTCCATATACGGCGCCTACCGGGGCAGAGGAAAGAAGAAACGGAAGGTCTACACGCTGAAGGGGTCTCTCACGAAGGGCTACGCCCGCTACAAGGCAGGCAAGAAGACTCTCATCGATAAAGCCAGGCTCCAGAATTCAATCACCGCCCGGGCACAATCCGACAGGGTGGTAGTGGGAACGAACGTCATCTATGCCCGTATCCACCAGCTCGGCGGCGAGGCCGGCAGAAACAGGAAGGTGAAGATCCCGGCGAGGCCGTACCTCCTGGTCCAGGAAGAAGACTGGACACCGATCAGGGATTGCCTCAGGGGATTTCTCATGAAAGGAGCACAGGAATGAAAAACGCGCTGGTTTTGATCTGCAAGGACTTAGAAGGGAAGATTCCCGCTGAGATCCAGGTGATCCCCTTCGGGTACCACAAGACACCGAAGGGTCCCTTTGAGCTTAATCACGAAGGAGCTGCGGCGATCATCGAGACGTTCGAGGCTCAGAAAAACGACATGGTGATCGATTACGAGCACCAAACATTTGCGGACCCTCCCGTCGAGGCCCCGGCTGCCGGATGGATAAAACAGCTCATCAACAAGGGCGAGGACGGTGTGTGGGCCGCCTTAGAGTGGACCGAGAAGGCGAAACAGTATATCGCCAATAAGGAATATAAGTACGTCTCACCGGTCTTCCTGAAGAGGATTTCCGACGACAGGGTGGTCCGGCTTATCAACGTCGCGCTCACCAACCAGCCGAATATCGACGGCATGGTTCCGCTCATCAACAAGCTCGGCTTTGAGGGGAACAAAAATACAAAGGAGGCAACGACCATGAAGGAACTATTCAAACTCCTCGGGCTTACCGGGGAAGCAACGGAAGAGGCGGCCATCGCCGCGGTGAACAAGCTGATGACGGACCTGCAGGCAAACAAGACAACGGTGACAGTGATCGCTAACAAGGGGGTCCTCGATGCCCTGGGCCTTGCGGCTACCGCCACGGAATCGGAGATCGTCGGCACCATCGAGGCGATGAAGCAGTCCCACACGAAGATCGACGATGTCGTGGAGGAACTCAATGCCCTCAAAACAAGCTTGACGCAGAAGGACGCCGACGGCGCCGTTGAGATGGCCATGAAGGAAGGCAAGATCACGCCGGCACAGAAGGACTGGGCGCTGGAGTACGCGAAGCGCGATCTCGCCGGCTTCGGAGTCTTCGTGTCAAAGGCCCCGGTGGTCGTCATCGAGGGCAAGGTGGTCACCGACCAGAAGGAGACCGGCGCCGGCATCGATGACGTGCAGACCCAGATCAACAAGATGTGCGGCGTCGACGAAGAGACGTTCAAAAAGTACAACAAATAGGGGGTAGGACATGACAGCATTGGCAACAGACAAGAAGATTGAATATACCGAGGGCATCGAGGTCCCGGTACCGGTAGATGGAGGCAGCAAGATCTTCGCCGGCGCGAATGCATGCTTCAATGCAGCGGGGTTTCTCGTTCCCGGAGCGGACACGGCCGGTCTCATCTATGCCGGCGTATCCCGGAGTTCCATCGACAACAGTCTCGGCCAGGATGGCGACGAGTCCGCAGTTGTGCGTCGTCGCGGGCTTTTCCTGATGGAACTCGCGACGGCGATTACCCAGGCGAACGTCGGTGACAACGTCTTTCTCGTCGACGATCAGCTCGTGGATCTGGCCGGGAATGTCACAAACGATATCTTCTGCGGTATCATCGCCCAGTACGTCGACACGACTCA